TCTACATGGCATTTGCTGAAAATCCACTTGTTACATCAACTGGTATACCAACAACTGCGAGATAATTATGACTAAAAAACTAACTTCAAAACAGTACGCTGACGTGGCTACTGGGGTTAGACTTTCTAGCCATGAGAAACTTTGTGCTGAACGAATGAATAACATCTTAAAAACTTTAGAAGAAATGAAACGAGAAGTTAAATCGTTAAGACAAGATGTTTCTATGGGTAAGGGTGGACTTAAAGTTATTTTAGCTGTTGGGACACTTGTAGTTGGAATTATAGGATTTTTTCAGTTTAAATAATGCTTTTTAAATACGTGTTGATACTGCATTTGTGTTCATTTGCAGGACAACCTCAATGTTACAATCCTAAAGTAATGCCTTTAGAATTTGACACACATTACGATTGTATCCAACAAGGATACCTTAAAGCATCACAAGCAGTAGAAAATATAGGAACAGATTTAGTTAACAAACAAAAACTTGCAGTCAAATTTGAATGCAAAGAATTAACACAGGAGAAAACATAATGATGTTATTTGGACAAAACCCTCAAACATATATTAACAAAGCTAAAATATGGTACATGAATACAGATAAGAAATTATTATCTTTAGTTATCTGGTCAGCATTAATGTTTGCAATAGGATATGCTCTTTAGTTTATTAGGAAAAACTCTAATTAGTCATACAACAAAAGCACTTTCAACACATTTAGAAAAAAGAGGCAACAAACAAGTTGCTGAAATTGAAGCTAGTAAAGAAGTACAAAAAACTCAAATAGAAAACTCAGGAATAAAAGACGAATTAATTTTAATCTGGTTTTTAGGAATACTTACACTCCCTTTAATAGGAGAAACAGAAAGATTTATGAAATGGGCAGAAGTCTTATCAGCAATGCCTTCTGAATTATTTTATATTTTTGGTGCTATCGTAGCGGCATCATTTGGAATTAAAGTCTCAAGCATATTCAAAAAATGATAGATAGGTTTTGTTTAGCATTCTTTGGAGGTATCGACAATATGTTTGAAAAATTAAACAAAACTGTAGACGACCTATGGACGTTTAAGTTTCCTAATTCAAAATTTAAAAAATATGAGAGACATAAAAAAATTAACAGAATTCATAAAAAATAAAGAACATAAAGATAAAGAAATGAATTTGTTTAAAAATCTTAAAAAAGAAGTTTCAATTAACGCTAATGGAACTCGAGAATACGTTATTAAAAAGGGAATTAATAAAGGTAAAATTGCAAAATGAAAAAAGAACATAACACAATGCTTATTGGTGTATTAGGTGCAATTCTTTTAGGAATTTCTAGTTGGGTACTAATGACTATCGTAGAACTTGAGGTTCATTTAGGAATGTTAGGTGAAGAGATTATGTCAATAGATAAACAGATTGGCAGAATTTATAATCACATGGATAGGCTATCTAAATAATGAAAACAGCAAAAGCATTTGTACCAAGAGAAAAACCTAAAAAAAGAAAAGGAATACATGTCAAGTCAAGAAACAAAGGAAGTACCTTTAAAAAATACAACCGACAAGGAAGACCAAAGTAATTTAGAAACAATAATAAAAGAGTTACCTCAATTATTAGTAACTCACTCTTATAATAAATTAAAATCTGGTGACGAACTAACAGCTTCAGAGATGAAAGTTTGTCTTGAGATATGTAAACAATATTCAAAAGACCCTATTGCTAAAAAAGAAGTAAACCTTTTAGATAGTGTACCTTTTGATACCCCAGAGGACTAATGGATAAACGAATTAATAACTTTAAGAACTTTTTGTTCTTATGTTGGAAACATTTAAACTTACCAGAGCCAACACCCATTCAATATGACATTGCAGACTTTCTTCAATCAAAAGAAAAAAGAATTGTAATAGAAGCATTCAGAGGTGTAGGTAAATCTTGGATTACTTCGGCATACGTATGCCACCAGTTACTACTAAACCCTCAAAGAAATATATTAGTAGTATCTGCAAGTAAAACTAGAGCAGATGATTTTAGTACGTTTACACAAAGGTTAATCTCAGAGATGCCTATGTTACAACACCTAATACCTAGAGATAACCAAAGACATTCCAAGATTAGCTTTGATGTTGCACCTGCTACAGCCAGTCATGCACCCTCAGTTAAGTCTATGGGTATTTCAGGGCAGATGACAGGTTCAAGAGCCGATATTATCATTGCAGATGACGTTGAGAGTGCAAATAACTCCCAAACACAGCTTATGAGAGATAGATTAAGTGAGACTGTAAAAGAGTTTGATGCGATTATTAAACCTGAAATTGGTAGAACTATATTTCTAGGAACACCGCAGAATGAGATGTCATTGTACAACTCATTAGGTGAAAGAGGATTTAAGACAAAAATCTGGACAGCATTAGTACCTAATAAAACTCAGACAATTTCTTATGGAGATAAGTTAGCAAGTATCATTAAGGGTGTTGAAGGTGAGCCTACAGACCCTAAAAGATTTGATGCTACAGACTTAATGGAACGATTAGCTTCGTATGGTCGTTCAGGTTTTAACTTACAATTTATGTTGGACACTTCATTGTCTGATGCAAATAGATACCCTCTAAAATTAAACGATTTAATAATAGCTTCAGGTTGTTCAACTTGGAAAGAAGCACCTGCAAAGATACAATGGGCTTCATCACCAGAACAAATGAAAGCTATAGACCCAGACATTCCCAATGTGGGACTTAAAGGAGATTACTTTGTAGCTCCTATGTATATGTCTGAAGAGTTTACTCCGTTTGAAGGTACTTGTATGTCTATTGACCCATCAGGTAGAGGAGAAGATAAAACTGCTTATGCAGTCTTAAAAATGCTTCATGGAGTTCTATACTTGACTGCACAAGGTAGTCTTGAAGGTGGATACTCAGATACAACTATGGCTAGGTTATCAAATATTGCTAAGAAGCATGATGTTAACTATGTAGTCATTGAGAGTAACTTTGGTGATGGTATGGCAACTCAGTTGTTAAAACCTATCATGGCTAAGATACACCCATGTGAGATTGAAGAAGTTAGACACAATACACAGAAAGAAAAACGGATAATAGATACACTAGAGCCTTTAATGAATAGTCATAGGTTAGTAGTAGATGATTTACTAATACACGAAGATTTTAAGAATGAGCCTGACCATCAGTTGTTTAGACAAATGACAAGGCTTACAAGAGACAAAGGTTCACTTAGACATGATGATGCCATAGACGCATTAGCCATGTGTGCTAAATATTGGACAGATAGGTTAGATAGAGACCAAACCTTATCTTACAATCAGCACAAAGAAGATTTGATTAATCAAGATTTAGAGAAATTCATGGAAGGAACAATAGGAAGACACCCAACCAAAGAAAGGTTTATATAATGGACTTAGAACAGACTAAAAAAGAGATTAAAAAAGAAGAAGGTTTCCGTATGGAAGTCTATAAAGATACTCTAGGTTTTAAAACAGGTGGCTATGGTCACAAAATGTTAGAGGGTGAGATACCTCCTACAGACATGGCAGGGTGGAATAAACTCTTTGAAAGAGACTTTGCTCGTGCTGTAACAGGTGCGGAAGATGTCCTTATGTTATGTCCCAATATCCACGACACTGCTAGACATATAGTAGTTGAGATGTGTTATCAGATGGGTGCTTATGGGGTATCTAAGTTTAAGGGTATGCTTAAAGCTCTACAAGATGAGGACTATAAGACTGCCAGTGTGGAGATGCTAGATAGTCTATGGGCTAAACAGACACCCAATCGTGCTAACCGCATGTCTGAACGCATGGCAAATATTTAAAGAGAAAATCTGTGTGGGTATATCGTATATACACTGACCGAGTTTCCCCCGTGCATCACGCCCAGAAACCTTAAAAATAGTCAATAAGTTAAGCATTTAGCGGATTTTTTTCATATATAAGGACAGCATATCCTTTGCGTGGGGCTGTGTGGGCGTGTTCTTTTTTTATTCATGTATGTGTGTGAGATAGTCTGTTTTTTTAGTTGAACTGGTTTCCGGTAATAAGGGTTGAACTGGTTTCCGGTAATGAGAGGAGAACACAAGGCACACGCACAGGCTCACGCCTTGATACTCTTTAAGTACCACGCACAGGCTCACGCCCTGCAATCCTCAATCTCATTTAATGCACCGCAGGAACACACCCACAGAGCCACACAGAGCCACGCACAGAGGCATTAAGAAGGTAACGCAGGGCAGAGGTCACAAGGTTAATGAAGAGTAAACCTGCTCTATTAGATAGGTATGAGAAAAAAGACATACTCTAAGTATCTACCTAAAGTATCTCTTTAGGTTAACCTAAAGACTACTAAAGGTATCTCCTCTGTATACATATCCTTAATAGTAATAATCAATAAAGAGTACACTCAGAGAGTAAACCCTCTCTATTAGACACTAACTTAATAAAGGTACTAATGACATTTACATTTAAACACCCAAGCAAATACAAACAACCAGAAGATGACAATGAAAACAGAAGCACAAAGAGAAGCCCAGAGAAGATACCAAAAGACACTCAAAGGCAAAGAGACAAAGAGAAAGAGCAAAGCAAAGACAAAGAAGGTGAAGAGTAGCAAAAGTTTTAATTTTCATTTTAAATAATAAATATTAACTTATGCACTCATAGAGTTAATTCCTCCCATAAAATCCTATTAAATTACTTATAATCCTATAAAGTCCCAGAAACCACGCTAAATAAGGCTTTTAAAGTATTTTGAATTATTTTAACTTTTTTTCATTTTAGGGGTTGCAATCCATAAATGCATAGTTTAAAGAATGATTAATCGATTTTTTTTACATATTTTGAAATCGTAAGTTCAGCCCCAGATTGGCATTCAAAATATTCGTGCCTCACAGGATTATTTTTAGTCTTGGCTAGTTGTCGCTTCATCATCATTTAGATGTTGTCATGTGAGGGGGTGCAAATCCCTTGAATGAACCACGATAGGCTTTTTAGCGGTGTCTTTTATGACATGTTACGAATTGGCTTTTAGTGATTGTCTGTCATTTTATATGGCACTGACGAGGACACAGAAGCACCAGTCCGAAACAATCAACAATCAACATGGAGTACACTATGAAAGTAAAAAACATGACAAGCAGAAAAGGCAATAAGATAGCAAATCAATTTGTTATTGATGACGACAATGGAAACACGTTTTTTCAAAGTTATAATTCAATAATTTGTAAAGTTAATTTTGATGGTGTTTTTTTGGATAAAACCTATTGGGATTATTCAGCAACAACTGCAAAATATAGACGTGAGTTTTTGAATGAAGGCGTTGAAGATACAAGAGCCAAAATCAAGTGCGGAAAATACAAACTTGTAGATTTAAACACAGGCGTTTCTTATGAGCCTACAAATGAAAATCCAAACACTTGGAGGTCTTAATGAAAATTAAATACATAGCTACCATTAAAGAATGGCGTGATACGACATACGGAAATACTTATTTTTCTGCCAACATAGACGACATTGAAAAGCAAAAAATACATAAGATTGAATTTCAATATGGTTATGGAGGACACGCTGAACACGTCTGCAAGGAGGCTATAGGTTTAAAAGGTTTCAATTCTGATTTACCTATTAAATTTATTACTATTCCAAATTGCAAACAAAGAGACGTTAAAAACTTTGGACAATAAGCAACACTGATGAGACTTTAAAAGTCGAAACAGGCGGAACTTTCTGCCTGTCTGTTGCACTCTCTTTATGAGCAACCTTAATTGGCTATCATAAATGACAAGTTCAACAAATCAACAATCAATCAACGATAGGAGTACCACACATGCAAATTGCAAGATGTGTTCAAAAGATACAAAGGGCAGATAATGCCTCCAAGTATCGAGACGAGCAAGAAAAAAAGAAACACTTTGAGGACTACCAAAACGCACCACAAGAGCAGAAACTTAAAATGTTTCACAATGCTATTGCTGAAGGTTGGATTAATTAGTGAAACAACTTTCACTTTTTAGCCTCGAAGAGTTGGCAAAGTGTTACATGGCGACAAGGACAGTGCAAAAAGTCCGAGCCTCACTACGTCCGACATCTAATATAATTAACTTTCCTATTAAAAAAGTTAGTTAATAAATAATACAATTACGCCGTTTAATTCTTTGCTAAGGACTAGACGGCGTTTTTATTTAATCAACAATCAACAATCTAAAACGGAGTTAAATTATGTATATGAGTATGGAAAATCTAAAAATAACTGAAATAGCGGTTGAAAATGGCAAATGGAAAAAAGGTAAATTTGTTGACCATAAAACACCCATTGAAAAACCTAAAATTGTCTTTCAAGACAGCTACACTAATTTAATGGACGTAGCCACTGAAGCACGACATGCGGCGGAGAGAAGCCCACAAAATAAAATTGTTGTTAGTTTTGAAATTAACGCAGAGTTTTAATGTCAGGCTTTAAATCTTACAAAATACGAGACGGCGTTCACATACCCTCAGAGAAATACAAAGAGAATTGGAACGCCATCTTTGGCAAGAAAAAGAAACCAACCAAAGGACTAGACGGTGAACTGGAAACTAAAATACAAGATAATAGCGTTCCTGCTAAAAACAAGAACTCTAAAACAGTATGACGAACTAACATCACATCAAGTGGCATATAAGGCGGTACAGTTGATAGACAATATTATCAACGCAGAGACACCTCCTATTATTGCACTTACAAATGAAATCCAAAAATCAACAATGGAGGTTTGATGGAACTTTAAAAAAGCAAAACTGACGAGGCTTTAATAGCCGAAATGCCGTCTAAGGACTAGACGGTGTATTTTGCATGTTAATAACGGATATTTTCCTCTTGCACATACTATGTGCCAAAGGATAGCATAAGCAAAAAGAAAGGAGAACTATGACAATACATTGTACTCAATTCGCCAGTAGAAAACTGCGATTAATACATAAAAGTGTTTTGAATGGTGACGGTTGTTACATTCATAATAAACAAAATGCACCTAATAACATCTAACAAAAGGATAAATATGAATATCAATTTTATTCTTTTTAAAGTCTATATTGAAAAATATAGTATTTGGAGTAATCTAAAAGTGAGTAAAGATGGATACGAAACTATAATTGATTTTGGAAAATATAGATTGTATTTGTCA